CCGTACAGGCTCGCCGGCTCGCCGGTGCGCGCGTCGGCCGGCTGCCAGATGAACCGGCCGTCGTTGTCCTTCACCTTGCGCAGCGCCTTGAGCGTGTTGTCGTTGAACATGAACGCCACGCTCATGCCGGTGCGATAGGCCGGGTCGACCGAGTGAAGCAAGTCCAGGATCTCCTCAAAGGTGATCGCGTTGTTGGCCGCCGCGGTCGTGCCCTCGCTGGAAGCGGTCACGATGCCATTCGGTTGGCCGGAACCGGTGCCGACGGTCATGTGCTCGTTGATGATCCGGCCCATGCGCTCGCCCATCGCGCGGGCGACGAACGAACCGATGTTGATCGCCGAGTCCTGCAGCAGCTCTTCGGAGATGCGGATGATGTTCGACGTGTATTTAAAGGCGTCGAGCGTCTTCTGGCCGAACGTGACGTCCTGCTCGCTGTCCTGCGTGTTCTCCGCCAGGATAGAGCCCTTGTTCGACGTGTCGTCCGACGTCGGCCACTCGATCTGGTTGCCGCTGTCGGTATCGAGCACGCGCACCAGATCGCCGTTGTTGAGCGGGCCGTACGCCTTCATCGTCTCGATTACCTCGGCGACGAACCCCTGCGGCACCGTGTAGCCGCCAGCGGTGTCGGTGCCGGCCGCCTGCGCGCGCCCTTCGGCCTCGCGCGCTCGCATGGTGCGCAGCACCTGCCGGGTCTCCTCGTCAAGCGCCGACACGCCGTACCGCAGGAACGCGCAGTACGCGTCTTCCTGGCTGACGCGCTGCTCGCCGCCCTCGTTGTCGACTTCGCGATCGCCGCCGGTCGGCGCCGCACGGGTCGGCTCGTCCATCTCCTTCTCGGCGGTCTCCAGCTTCTCGCGCCGGGCGATCTTGTTTTGCAGATCGTCGTACTCGCTCATGTAGCGATCGAACTGCTGCTCCAGTTCGCGCGCCCGGTCCTCGGTGGTGTTCTCGTCGATCTGCTCGAGCTTGTCGCGGGCTTCCGCCACCTTCTTAGCGGCGGTCTCCCGCATTTCCTTCAGATCAGCCATCGGTGTCCCTTTCTGTTGGCTGGACATGAAAAAGGCCGCGCGAACGCGGCCCTTGCAGTAGGCGGTGCGGGAGCCCCGCTACCGCGTGGACCGGCCCGCAAGCCGGCTCGCTAGGTTGCTCTTGGCGCGCAAGCGCGCGCGGGTCGCGGCGCTCGCGTTCGATGGCGGCGCCTCGTGTTCTTGCCGGAAGTGCTGCAAGCTACGCAGCCCGACCTCGGTTTCCTCGTAGGCCGGATAGGTCACGACCGACACGTCAAAGAGCTCAGCCTCCCGGATCGTGCGCAGCGGCGGGTCTTCGTTGTCGTCCCATTCCTGCTGGCGCGCGATGAAGCCGAACGACATCTGGTTGATGTCGCCACGCTCCATGCTGACGCCAAGATCGCGCGCCATCTGCGTGTCCGGCATGTCGATCTCGACGCGCAAGCCGCGCTCGTCCTCGCTCATGCGCAGGGTGTTCGCCCGGTTTCGGCCGAGCACCATGTTGGCGTCGTGGTTGATCAGGGCGCGCACGTCGTCGCGGCCGATCGATTCCGCGAACGCGCCCTGGGCGATTTGTTCGCGAAACATGCCGGCGATGTCGGCCGGCGTGTCAAACAGCGCGGCGTAGCCGACCAGCTTGCGCCCCTCACCGTCCGACGTCGGCTCGGCACGAACCTCGCCGCGGACACGGTGCTCGATCTTACGTTCCGCCATCTTCGTCTCCGGTCACGTTGCCCTGCTGCTGCGCGGCCAAGTCGCCAAGCGAACTCATGTTCTGCTGGATCACCAGGCGGTCGCCGCCGTCCATCGGCGGATCGTTCTCCTTGGCACGGATCTCGTTCGGCGTTTTGATGGAGTTCTGGACCGCCTGCGCGTAGCCTTCCATGCGCGTCTTGAAGTCGCCGCGCAGCAAACCGTCGACGTTGAACTCGACGAACTGGCCGTTTCGGTTCTCACCAGGAAACAGTTTCAGGTTCAACTGCTGTTCGATCCGGCGCAGCCACTGCGTCAGCGTGTGCTTGACGAAGTGCAGATCCTGCTGCTCGGTGTTGGAATAGGTGCCGTGCGTCAAGTCCTGCAGGAACACCGGAGGAATGTCGTAGACGCGCGCGATCTCTTCCACTTGGAAACGCCGACTGGCCTCCATCTGAGACTTTTCCGGGTCGATGCCCAGTGCCTTAAGTTCGTAGCCGGCGGGCAAAGCCGGGATGCCGCCGCCCTGCGCGATCTCACTGATCTTGTTCTGGATATCCTGCGACGCACGCTCGGCCGCGGCCGGCGACATGCTTGGCCCCTGGAGAAACGTCGGCGGCACGCCGCCATTCTGAAAGAACCGGGCACCGTACTTCTCCAGCGCGATCGCCAGACCGATCGTGCGCTTGAGCTTGTTCACCGGCACGTAGTGCTGAATGCCGTCGGGACCGAGCGTGAACGGCAGGTCCAGAATTTCGGCCGGCGTGTAGATCGTCTCGCGGCCGTTGTCGCCACGGTTGTCCTCGTCCCGGTAGCGATAGCGCGTGCGCCCGTTCTTCCGGTCCACGATCATTCCGGTCGGGTCGAGCGGGTAAAGCGCCCGCACTTGGCCAGCGCGGTTGAACTGGATGAACGTAAAGCTGCGCCCGCCCAGCAGCGTGTTCGACATCAGGTGCTGGCGCCACGCGAACGACGTCCATTCCTCGTTCGGTGCGTCGTGCAGCAGGCGCGACAGGCGGTTGCTTACGCGCTGCCGGTTACCGTCGCTGTCGCGCTGATAAACGTGAAGCGGTAGTGCGGCGATCGTGCCCGCGATGAAGTTCACCGCCGCCCAAATGGCCGGGACCTCAAGCGCGGTCTCACGATCTACATAGACCCCGGCGTCGGTGCTGTTGGCGCCGAACAGCACCTCAAACGCCCGCGGGTCCGACAGTGAGATCGACGGGTTCTCCAGCGACGCGCGGTTTTCAGGCGCCGGGCTGGGCGCAGGCGCCGCGCGCTCGCGTTTGTTGCCGAACAGCAGCGCCATGCTAGAGCCTCGCCGCCAAGACGGCCGTGCACAGCAGCCCGCCGCCAACCATCAGCGCGACGCCGAGTCCCCAGACTTCGTGTGCGCCGGCGGCGGTGCAGCCGATGCCGACCAGGGCCGCGACATCCTGCACAGTGATCCACGGCTCGCGCGGCTGTGTTTCGTCTTGCTCGGCCATCAGGTCACCGCCATGCTGTAGCTTGGGTCTTCCCAGGGCGACGTCGGTTCGGGCTCATCGTTCATCCACCGCGCAAGCGCCATCAGGTGCGCGACCACGCCGTCGATCTTCTGGCTGTCGCGCTCTTTTCGCGGGTAGACGTTGTCCTTCGCGTCGGTCTTGGCCGTCACGTTGGACACCATCCATGTCATTACCGGGTCGGCGTTGTGCGCGATCTGCCCGGCGCGCGTGATCGCGTCGAGCTGCTTCATCGGCTCGCTGAAGTTCAAAACCGTCGGCCGGACCTCGATCACCGGCACGCCCTGCTCCTGCAGCCGCGTGACCAGCATCGTCGCCTGGTGCGGGTCGTAGGCGACCTCCTCGACCTGGAACTCGCCAACCGCGTCCAGGATCGACGCCTCAATCTCCGCGAAGTCGATGATCTCGCCGTCGGTGACGTTTATCCAGCCGTCGTTCACCCAGCCGCGGTAGTGCTCGTTGTCCGGCTCCTCGACCGTCGCCTCCGGAAGCCAGTAGCGGCCGAAGCGCACGTACCGCCGTCCCGCCTCGCGCAGTCGCCGGATCGCCGGCGTGTCGTCACAGCGGCTCAGGTCGAACAAAAGCTCCATCGCCGCGATGTCGACCTTGGACGCCAGGTCGAGCCCGACTTTGCACGGCTGGCCGGCGAAGTCAGCCGGGCTCACCTGGTCGTCGCCGCAGCGGATCCACTTCTCGACGTTGAAGTAGGCCTCGCGCGAGCCGACCCAGACGTTCAAGTGCTTGGTCTTGAATGTGCCCTGCTTGCGGCCGTTGTTCACCGCCTCGCGCTGTTGGGCGCGCAGGAAGTCGCCGCTGACCGAGACGTCGTAATTTGGGTTCGCCTTCCGCAGCGCCGCCTCGCTCGTCCAGTCGTCCTCGGCGTCGACGCCCCAGATGCAGGCGAACAGCTGATCGTTCTCGGCCGCGCCTTCCAGCACCTTCTGCGCGTCGAGCTGCGCTTGGTAGCAGGGTCCCTCCAGGTTCTCGCCGGCGGTGGTGATGATCAGCTGAATGGGCTGCTCGCGCGCGCCCATGCCGGTTTCCATGGCGTCGACCTGTTCGTCGGTCGCGTGCTCGTGGTACTCGTCGTGGATCGCGCAGCTGGGCGACGAACCGTCGCCCGGCTTGCCGATCAGCGGCTCGAACCGGCTGCCGTTGGCATCGATGTGCAGGTTCTGCGCGTTGACCTCGACACCGAAGCGCTTCTGGAACGCCGGCGTGCGCTGCGCCATCAGCTTGGCCGGGCGGAAAACCTCCCAGGCCTGTTTCTCCGTGGTCGCGCCGGAATAGACCTCGGCGCCGTACTCGTCGTCGGCCGCCAGCATGTAAAGCCCGATCGCCGCGGCCAGGATGGATTTGCCGTTCTTGCGCGGGATCAGCCAGAAGACCTTGCGAAACCGTCGGAGACCGTCGCGCTTGCCGACCCAGCCGAACAGCACGCAAATCAGGAACTTCTGCCAGGGCTCCAGCACCAAGCGCTCGCCACCGCGGGCCCACTTGCCTTTCGTGTGCGGCAGCAGTTCGATGAACCGGCAGACCCGCTCCGCCTTCTCGCGGTTGAACTTGTACGGCCAATCGCGCTGCTTTTCGCGCTTGCGGTCGCTCAGGTGGCGCTGGCAGGCCGACCGGACCCAAGCGTTCGCGAGCACGCGGCCGGCGACGACATCGCGCGCGTATTTCTCCGCCGCCTGGCAGTGTGGATGTTTCGTGCGTGCCACATCAGATCGCGTCGAACGGGTTCTCGTTGCCCTGCCTGCCGGCGCTGACCTTGCCGACGCTGGCCGGCGTCAAACCGAGTTCGGCCAAACACGACGTCGCGCGGCGCATGGCATCCGAGCGCTGCGCGACCTCCGGCCGCGGGCGAATCATCCGGCCGCCCTGGCTGTTCGTGGTCTCATAGGTCCGGCCGTGGTCGGTTATCATGATCGAGCACTCGTGCACCTCGCCCATCGCCAAGGCCGCGTTCAGAATCGTGTGCTGATCGTGCGGGCTCGCCCGCTGCTGCTCGTCAAGCACCTGGACGATTTGGTTGAAATAGGCGAGGCCGATTTCGTCGAGCCAGTCCGGTGCGACCGGCGAGCCTTCGCTGCGGGCCGGGGCGGACGGGTTATCGCGGTCGGGG